GGAACACACGATGATAATTGGTCTAAACGAGATAGATTTAAAGGTAAGAATTATGGAGTTGAGATGAGAATATTAGATTATTTTCCACCAAAACATATGATATCATTAATTAGATTTATGGTATTTTTAGTTGAAAATTCAAGAAATATACCAAATGAAATGTATGTTTATGAAGATAAAGATTGGATTGATACAATGCATTCTGTTTTTAAAGATGGATGGAGAGCAAGATTAACAGAAGGTTATATTGATAAATTGGAAAAAGTATTAAAATTAAAATTTCACAAAAAACCTAAAAGATTAGATGCCTTTTGGGAGATTTTATTAAAAAAACTTTATAAAAAAAATCATGAAGGTTTTTATGTTACACAATTATTACCAGAATATTATGATAACGATGGTATGTTAGATACAAAAATAACACGACAACCTCCTTTGGAAAAAAGAAATCCAAATAAAGAAAGTTTAGATTTTGCAATTTTATTAAAAATAAATGATAGTGATAAATTAAAAAAACAAATTATAAAAACATTTCAATCATTACCTATCAATAAAAAATTAAAATTAGATTTTATTGAAAAAAAATATAAAAAATATATGCCAGTAAATTGGAAAAATAATTTAAAAGATTTAATATATTTTTTAGAAGAAAGAGATTGTTTAAAAATAAATGAAGACAATGATTGTTTTATTGATACAATTGAAATAAGTAAAAACCAACATTATAGAATTGAAGTATTAATGGAAAATTATATTGGTGAAATAATTAAAATTTGGCCTGAATTAATAAGTTAAAGATATTCTGTAAAATTATTTGGTAATTCTTCTACTTTTGTATTATAAAAGTTTTCAATAGTCTTTAAATATTCATATTCTTTTTCAGTTACAAGATTAATTACACACCCTTTTCTTCCCCATCTTCCACATCTACCAGAAGAATGAATATAATTTTCTTTATCTCTTGGTAAATCAAAATTAATAACAATAGAAACTGCTTGAACATCAAATCCTCTTGCTAAAAGTCCAGTTGTTAACAAAACTCTTACTTTACCAGATCTAAAATTTTTAATAACATTCGTTCTATCTTTTTGTTCCATATTACCTGTTATTAATCCAACATCGAAATCTGATTTTCTTAATATACTATATACTTCTTCTACATCTCTTTTTCTGTTTATAAATATAATACATTGTGTAATAGAAATCATAGAAAACAAATCTATAATAGTATCAACCTTATGTGATAATTTTTCAACACCAACATAGAATTGTTTTATACCATCTAATGTTAATTCTTTTGTTTTTACCAAAATATTAATTGGATTATTTAAAAATTTAGAACTTAATTCTAAAACTTCATTTGGTAAAGTAGCACTAAATAATACAACTTGGCATTCCTTTGGTAAAAATTGGAATATGTCATATATTTGATCTACAAAACCCCGAGATAACATTTCATCTGCTTCATCTAAAGTAAATACAGATAATTTATTAATATTTATTTTTTTTCTTTTAATATTATCTAAAACTCTACCTGGTGTTCCAATTATAATATGGTCGTTTTTTCTTTCATTCCATCTGTTAAACTGTTTTCCTTTTGTTCCACCAATAGATAAATATATTCTTAAATCCATATACTGACCTAATGATTTTATAACATCATATATTTGCGTTGCTAATTCTCTTGTTGGAGCAAGAATTAAAGATTGTGTTTCATCTTTTTTAGAATCAATCTTTTGTAATATTCCAATTGAAAATGTTCCAGTTTTTCCAGTTCCAGATTGAGATTGTGCGATTAAATCACGACCTTCTGTTAAAGGAATAATTGCTTTTTGTTGTATAGTGCTTGGTTTTTCAAAACCATGTGAATAAATACCTTTTAACAAAGGTGTTTTTAATTTCATATCATCAAATGACTCATATATTTTAACTTTATTAGAGTCTTTTAATTTATTTTCATTTTTAGTTTCACTCATAATTATAAAAAAATATCTTAATCTGTTTAAGTATTAAAATATTTAATTTTTATAGAATTACTGTTTATTAGTATATATGTATTAGTATAAACTTTATTAAAGTTTTTTAAATTATTGAAATTGTTTTAGAAGTTTAGTTTTTGATAATTTATTAACATAATTTGATGCAGGTAAAGGAACAGCTTTATAGCAAGTTCCATAACCACATTCATTTTTTAAAGAGCAATTAACAGATTCTCTATCAACTTTACAGACATTATGACAGTTAATTGGTCTTGGTTCACATTCCTTACAAGAAGACTTATTAATATTATAAAGACGAATATCATTCATAATTTTTTTTCCATTATTAATTAAATACTGACGGTAATCATAACTATTACGAATTTTATTTTCAGATTTAATTAAACCGTTCATAAAACAAGATGAACGATAATCTGTAAATGCCCTACCATCATCCATTATAGCAGGACAATCTGGAAATTTATTATTGCTAACTTTGTAAAGTTTCTTGTAATATTCTGGATCACTTTTTTTTAAATCATCCTTTGGAACAGAAGCGTGTGTATATAAAGAATTAAATGCGTTAAAACCATCCATGGATGGGGCGGAATAATCACTTAATTGAGACATATTCTATTTAATAATATAACAGATATTTTATTTTTAATATAGCTGGAACATAACAGATATTTTATTTTTTTAATATATTAATATTTATTATTTTTTATTTTCAGTTTCATTTTCAGTTTCATCTTCAGAATCACTTTCTGAATCAGAATCAGAATCAGAATCACCTTCAGAATCGGAATCACTTTTTACTTCTTCAACATCATTCTTTGGAACAACTTCTTCTGAAACCTTTGATCCAACTTCTTCTGAAACCTTTGATCCAACTTCTTCTAAAACTGCTGGAACAACTTCTTCAGTTGGAGTATCTGTATTTTCTGGAACTTCATCAATAGAACTCAATGGAGAATTAGGAGGATTATTATGAGGAACAATATTATTTGGGTGAAGCGAATCAGTATTCATTAATGGGGGTTCTTGAAATGATACAGAAGGAACTTCGTTCATAGAACCAGTTGCTTTCATTCCAACATCAGATAAAAGATTTTGTAATGCTTCAATATCATGTTGATTCTTAACAACTGATGTCTTAAGATGTCTTACTTCTTTATTAGTAAAAAATAAAGTTACACATACAATACCTAATAATATTACAAGTAAAACTAAAACACTTGTTTGAATATTTGATTGAAATAATTTCATTCTTTATGAAATTATAATAGATTTAACCTTAATTGAAAAAACGCACTTATAATTTAATACTATTATAACTTTCTCTTGCTAGTGATATTATATCATGTGTAAATCCTTCTTTCTCTAGTAGATCTATAGCAACATGTTCTTTTGAAACTCCTTTTTTTATTTTATAAGAATTTATAATTTTACCATTTTTATCTCTTTTAATATCTAAACAATAATTTTTTATTCTTTTATTTTTTCCTAGTTCTGTTAAACAATGATAATGTGTTGTTATTAATGATAAAATATTTGGATAATTATCTGATATATATTTTATTATTGAATAAGAACCTGCAACACCTTCTTTATAGTTCGTTGATGTAAATATTTCATCTAATGCTATTAATGCTGTCATATCTTTATTTTTTTCTTTAAGCTTATCTAATGTTTTTATAAAACTATAACATCTTTTCATTTCTGCTTGAAAAGTAGATGCCTTACCTTCCACATCTGGAACATTAAAATATGTATCAATATAAGAATATGGTCTTGGACTTTCCCATTTCTTTGCTAAAGCAATACCAAATGTTTGTGCTAATAAACTATTTATAAAAATTGTTTTAACATATGTAGATTTACCTGCCGCATTTGGACCAGTAATTAATAAAGTATTTACTTCTCTTTTTGTTTTTAAGGAATTTGGAACAGGTTTATTACCAGATGATAATATTAATGGATGCCAAAATTTTTTATAATTTCTTTTTTTATTAAATCTAGCAAATGTCCATGGTAATTTTTTTAAAGTTTTTAAATATTTAACAATTCCATAATATCCATCTATCAATCCAATAAATTTAACCCTTTCTCCAATATCATCTAAAACATCCTTAACCTTATAAAAAGTAGATAATATACAACCTTTGTTATTAAAAAAAGATTTTTCATTTATTATAGTATCTTTTAATAATAATACCTCTGTTGAACTTTTACATTCTGGAATACATAATATCTTTTTAATATTTTTTGGAAATAATAATATTTTATTTTTTATATTTCTTGAAGTATTTATAATTTTTGAAGCAACTTGTAATTTTCCGTGTAAAATATTTGTAATATTATTTGTTAATAAAGAAAATTTTATTATGGTGTATGTATTATAAAAATACATAACAACCCAAATAATTGTTGATAATAATGCCATACCAGTTGTCTTATTTGAAATAAAACTAATAGTAAATACCTTACTTTTTAATAAATGAAAAATTTGCATAAAACTTATTTTTATACCAAGAGACCTTAAAAACATAAATGGAATTAAAAAACATAAAATTGGCGTTAAAACATTAAATGATGGAGATAAAAACATCGTATAAAATGTACTAGTTCCTAACACAATTTCTGATTTATTCAAAAATTTATCAAAAAAAGGTATTTTATAATAAACCATATCATATAAAGTTTTGCTTTGTTCATCTGTATCTTTCCATAACCAAAAAATATTATCTTTATTATCAATTTCATCTAATTTATTTTCAATATTATTATAAAATTTTTCATCATTTATAAATTTATTAATAATCCATTGTCTATCTTTAATATCATCGTAATTTTGTAATGGATTTTTAAAAATACTATTTAATATATGCTTACCATAAATAGTCTTTGTATGTTGTGATAAACTCTTGTAAACAGACGATTCATTATCAAAAAATTCTAAATCGTTATAAACGTGCTCTTTTACAGAAAGAATATTATTAAAATTTAAATTTAAAACTTTATTGATATGATAAGAATTTAAAAAATTAGAATTCCAATTCTCTATTAATTCTTCTGTAGAAGGTCCTTTTTTTTTTAAATTTTCTTTTATTCTTTTTATCATTATAAAATTATAAATAAATATGATAAACTATTATAAACGAAACTTATAATTAAGTTTATTATCTTAACTTTGTTAATATCTTTGTATTATTAACCCATAGAGTTTCTAAAGAAAGTTTTTTAAATTCTGTTAGAATAATATCTGTTCTTTTTCCAAAAATATAAACAGTTTTTAAATTTGGAAAATTATTAACAATCCATCGCTGAACTTCAACCGTAACTTCATTTGTATGATTACAAATTCTTAACTCATCAATTGTTTCTGGATTAGTTCTAAATAGTATTTTAGTTGGTTCTTTACATTTATTTTCAAAAATATTATAAAAAAATTCTCTTTTATCTTTTTTAATAAACCAGGTTTTTCCTAAAAAAGGAATTACTTCTTTGGTTATTTCTATTTCAAACTCAGTTTTAATAGACGATGAACAAGAACCCATTTTATTATTTAGATATTAATTATCTTTAACTAATTTAATATTTTTTAATATTTTATTAATATTTTTTAATAAACTTTTAATATTTTTAATAAAATTTTAATTTATATAATATAGAAATGAGTGATTCTATTTACACTATACATGTATCACCAGAATATAAAGATTTTGCGAGAGCTTTATTAGCAACTATTTCTGTATTAATAGTGTTACATTTATTAATGTCAGATCAGAAAAAGATGGGTATTGTAGGTGGTTTATTTAATGATCCTTTTTCTGATACATTTTCAAAAATTTTAGTGTCAATTGCTTCATATTATTTAGTTGTTAAAAAAATAATTTCTATTGAAAGAAGGTCTAAATATTTACTTATCAAAACAAGCAAGAAGATAGTAATAATTGTACATCTTGGTATGACAGGAAAATTTTTTATTATAGATAAAGAAAAAAGAAAAAAAACTAGCTTTTATTACAAATTAAGCAAAAAAGACGAAAAACATAATCATA